ACATTTCCAAAAACTAATAGACATAAGCTATGATTTTAAATTATATAGAAAATTTGAAGATAAAGGTGTATCACTTCGCTCATTTTGTACAAACAATAACGCCGCTTATGTTGCTGCGGAACACACTTATGGCGATGTGAGTTATAATGGTCATGCTAAAAAAGATGAAGCATTTAGAAATGATATGACTAATTTTGGTATCTTAATGGAAATTAAAGGTATAGATGAACCCTTTAATTGGTCAAGAGAAGCTGTTAAAAAATTACAAGTTGATGGTGTAGGAACATATTTTTCACCTTCACAAAGAACACCATCCAAAACATCTGAAGGTGATTATGTAGGATGTAAAGTAGTAAACAGTATGGATGTATTGTATGATGCAATAGGTGATCATGCTTTATACATTGAAAATTTTATTGAAGACATGAAAAAAGTATTCCCAACATTAGGAAATGATTGGGGTATTTATATGCCAGAAGTAAAATATTTGTCACCTGAACCTTTAGTAAATTATAAAGATTTATCATTAACTAAATACTCTAATGTGCATTTTGTTGGGGATGCTCTATCAGCTAGAGGCATTACAGTAAGTGGAGCTCAAGCAATATATACCGTTGAAAACATTTTAAATGACATATTAAGTTCACATGAATGGCAGAGTATTACAGAAGCTAATATTTATAACAAAAACTAAAAATGTCCCGAATAGTATTTCTTAGCTGTACTAAATCTAAGCTTGATAAGCCATCCCAAGCACAAGATTTATACTCAGCCTCACCTATGTTTAAGAAAACTTTAGAGTATGGGAAGTCACTTAAGCCAGACAAAATGTATATTTTATCTGCTAAACATCATTTAACACCATTAACAAAAATGTTAGAACCTTATGATTTAACTCTTAAGGAAATGGGTAAGAGTGAAAAAGAAGAATGGGGAGAAAAAACACTTGGACAAATTAAATCTGCAGGAATAGATCCTGAAAGAGATACTTTTATATTTTTAGCTGGAACTGAATATATAAAACCATTAGCTAAATACATTCCTGAAGAAAATATAGAAGAACCTATGAAAGGAAGAAGATTTGGAGAAAGACTAAAATGGCTAAATGGTCAGATTGAAAAAATTAAAGAAGTAGTTAAAAAAATTAAAAATCTAATATATGAAACTTATCAAAGAAAATTTAAATAAATATATTGATTTATATTTAAATGATGTAGAGGATTATGGAGAAGATACTGAATTTCTTTTAGCTGAGTCAGTTTTATCACCAATTAAAAAATTATTGACAGAATCAAAAAATGATGGAAATCAAATTTTAGAGTCTCAATTAAAAAAAGCTTCTACATATGAAAAAGAAATTATAGAAGATTTTAAACTTTATGTAGAAAATATTTAAAGAGTTTGGTTTAGTTAAAAATAATAGTTATATTTAAAGTATGAAAATAGGTTTTACTGGTACAATGAGTGTAGGAAAGACTACACTAGTCAATGCATTAAAAGAACATCCTGAATTTAAAGATTATAAATTTAAAACAGAACGTTCTAAATATCTTAGGGATTTAGGTATTCCTCTTAACACTGATAGCTCTACTAAAGGTCAAATTATATTCTTAGCAGAAAGATGTTCTGAATTATATGATGAAAATATAATTACAGATCGTACTCTTATTGATGTAATGGCTTTTACAGCTTTAGCTAAAACAATACCTCTTACATTTAGTTATAATTTTAATGATTTATGTCAGGATTTACTATCAGAATATGATTATATATTTTATATATCTCCTGATGGAGTAGACATTGAAGATAATGGTGTTAGAACTACAGATCCTGAATATAGAGAATCTGTAGATGAAGAAATTAAAAAAATTATTAAAGATAAAAGAGGTTATATTAAAAATCTAGTAGAACTAAACGGTTCTGTTGAGGAACGTGTTAATAAAGTAAAACAGACACTTAGTCTGTAATATTTATAACTAAAATCAAATATGAAAAAGGCACGTCTGGTCCAAATAATTCAAGAAGAAATTTCTAAAGTATTAAAAGAAGGATCAATGCAAGCTCGAGAGCTAGCAGATAGAAATTCACTACAACAATTACAAGCCATGTACAATGAACTTATGAGAGACATGGAACAAGAAGCTGAACCAGAAGGAGGTCCTATAGCAGATCAATATGCAGATCAAATGCAAGATATAGAAGATGCTATGCAAATAAAAAGAGGAGGTTCAGGTGAAATGACTTATGGTGATATGTTACATAAAAATTATCCTGACAAATATGGTCCAGGTGGTGTAGCATTAGACAAAGACACATTTACTAAGTCTTCTAAGTTTGATAGAATGAATGAAATAACAGATCCAGGTGGACAAGGACTTTATCCTAAAAAAGAAAAACCAGGTGACATGTTTCAACAAAAAGAAGTAGAAGGTTTATTTCCTAATGGTATGGCTTCTAGAAGTGATAAATCCTTCCAAGATAGATTAAAAAAACATGCTGAATGGACTGAACAAGATAGTTTTAATAGGACTTTTGTTCATATGCAATATAATGAAACAAAAGGTTTAGAAGATGAATACTTTATATATCAGTCACAATTTTATAATACTAATTATGGAACTGTTAATATAGAAGATTTTAGAAACCCTAAATTTACAGAGTTAATTATTAGAAAAAATAAAGACACTGAAAATGAAGAAAATTTAGGTACATATATTGTTGATACTAAGGCTTATGTAAAAGATCTAGCAGCTCTTAGAAGTAAAGGTGTATTAGGAGATACAGTAAGTGAAGGAATGGTAAATGAAATGGCTGTAAATGAAATGGCTACTTTCTATAAAGTTAAAGGTGATAAAGCTGAAGCTAAAAAAGCTATAAAACAAGAAAAAGAAAAATATAGAGAAGGAACAGCTTTATATAATACTTTAGATACTTTAGAAAAGAAAGGAGAAATTGATTATAAAGAACTTTCTAAAAAAACAGGTAAAGATGTTGCTACTTATAACAATCCTAAATCTAGAGGAGTACTTGAAAAAGACTTAGCTGATTTTATTGAAGCTGATAAAGTTAAAAGAGGTCCAAAAGCTGATCCAAATAAACCTAAAAAAGAAAAGAAAAGTAAAAAAGGTACTGCTTCTAAAGACAAAAAATCATCAGTTTCTAAATTAGAAAAAAAATATTATGTTGATGCTGAAGATGGAGGCCCAACAGATAAAGAATTAAGAGACTTAGCTAAGTCAGGACTTGGAGATGAAAGACTAACAAACTTACAAAACCAAGAAAGAAGAAAAATGCTTAAAGCAGCTCTTAAAGATCTACAAAAGAAAGGAATTGTAGATAAAGCTAATAAAATATTAGATAGAGAAGCTTATGATAAAGAATTTGCAAAAATTAAAGTTGACATAGCTGATAAAGTTAAAAAAATAAAATAATTTGAAAAACTTTTTTGGAAATATTAAGACAGTATTAATTATACTCTTAATACTAATAATACTATTTCTCAGCTATTGTTCCTCAGGCCCATTCCAAATGCCTTGGAAAAAATGGAAAAATCAATCTGAAGGTGAAACTCCAGTAGTTGTAAGAGTAGAAACTAAATGGGATACAGTTACAAAAGAAGTACCTGTTTATACCCCTAAGTGGAAAGTAAGAACAGAATATAAAGATACTTTTGTTTATAGAGATATTGACACTCTAGAAATTCTAAAAGATTACTTTGCTTCTTACAGCTACTTTGATACATTATATAATGATAGTATTACTATTAGAATTAGTGATACAATCACACAAAATAAAATAAAAAATAGAAGTATAGAATATGATCTTTTAATTCCTACAACAATTATAACTAGAGATTCAATTGTAAGAAAGAGAAAATTTTATATAGGAGTAGGAGCTAGTGGAACTACTTCTCGATTAACTAATGTTGGTGGAGAAATTTTATACACAGGTAGAAGAAAAATAGGAGTTGGATTAGGTGTAGGACTAAATCAAGATTTCAATGTAGTATTCTCTGGAAAAATGTATTGGAAGCTAGGAAAATAAATGGAAAAAGATATAAAACATATTATCCGAGAGGAATTTGTAAAATGTGCCCAAGATCCAGTATATTTTATGAAAAAGTATTGTTATATCCAACACCCACAAAGAGGTAGAATACAGTTTAGTTTATATAAATTTCAAGAGAAAGTATTAACTTTATTTGAAGAAAATCCATATAACATAGTTCTTAAATCTAGACAGTTAGGTTTATCCACATTAAGTGCTGGTTATGCTTTATGGTTAATGATATTCCAAGAAAATAAAAATGTATTAGCTTTAGCAACTACTCAAGCAACTGCTCGTAACTTGGTAGCTAAAGTTCAATTTATGTTTGAAAATTTACCTTCATGGTTAAAAGTAGATTCTTTAGAAAATAATAAATTATCTCTTAGACTTAAAAATGGATCTAAAATACAAGCTAAATCTTCAAATAGTGATGCTGCACGTTCAGAAGCAGTTTCATTACTAATTATTGATGAGGCTGCCTTTATTGATAACATTAAAGAGACATGGGGTTCAGCTCAACAAACCCTAGCTACTGGTGGTGGTGCTATTATATTATCTACACCTTATGGTACTGGAAATTGGTTTCATCAAATGTGGGAATCAGCTGAAAGTGGGTTAGATAACAGTAATGATTTTCTTCCTATAAAATTACCATGGTATGTTCATCCAGAAAGAGATCAAGAATGGAGAGATAGACAAGATATTTTATTAGGTGATCCTAGATTAGCAGCTCAAGAATGTGACTGTGATTTTAGCACATCAGGTGATGTTGTATTTTATAATGAGTTTGTAGAATTTTATAAACAAACTTATGTAACTGAACCTTTAGAAAAAAGAGGAGCTGATAGGAATTTATGGATATGGGAACCAGCTGATTACTCTAGAGCTTATGCTATTGTAGCTGATGTAGCTAGAGGAGATGGAAAAGATTTTTCTGCTTTTCATATATTAGACATAGAAAATAACACTCAGGTAGGTGAGTATATGGGTAAAATTGATACTAAAGAATTTGGTCATTTACTTGTTGGTATAGCTACTGAGTATAATAATGCTTTATTAGTTATTGAAAATGCTAGTATAGGATGGAATACAATTCAAACTGTTATAGATAGAGGATATCAAAATTTATATTATTCCCCAAAAGGTGGAAATGTAACTTCAGACTCATATTTTAATGAGTACATAGATACATCTAAAATGACACCTGGTTTTACAATGTCAACAAGAACAAGACCTATTTGTATAAATAAATTCCAAGAAGCAATAGCAGATAAAGGAGTAGTTATCCGTTCAAGTAGACTAATTTCAGAAATGAAAGTATTTGTTTGGAGACATGGTAAGGCTGAAGCTCAACAAGGATACAATGATGATTTAGTTTTATCTTTTAGCATTGGACAATATGTAAGAGATACAGCTTTTAAATATAATAAAAATGGTATAGATTTAACTAAAAGTATGTTAAATAATACCTCAACATCACAACAAAAATACCTAGGTGGTTACTCTGCTAATTCTGTAGATAGTCCCTGGAAAATGGACAACCCATACTCAAAAGGAAAAGAAGATATTAGATGGCTTCTTTAATTAAAATTTAAAAAATGGCAGATAAAGGATTATTCCCAAGATTAAAAAGATTATTCTCAACAGATGTTGTTATTCGTAATGCTGGTGGAAACCAACTTAGAGTAATGGATATTAATAAAATCCAACAATCAGGAGATATACAGACTAACTCTTTAGTAGATAGATTTAATAGAATTTATACTAACTCTGCTACATCAATGTATGGTCAGCAAAATTCAATCAACTATCAAACATTAAGACCTCAACTCTATTCTGAGTATGATGCTATGGATACAGATGCTATTATAGCTTCTGCTTTAGATATTATAGCTGATGAATCTACTCTAAAAAATGATATGGGTGAAGTATTGCAAATTAGATCAGCTGATGAAGATATACAAAAAATTCTATATAATTTATTTTATGATGTGTTAAATATAGAATTTAATTTATGGCCATGGACTAGAAATATGTGTAAATATGGTGATTTTTTCTTAAAATTAGAAATTGCTGAAAAGTTTGGGGTATATAATGTTATACCTTATACTGCTTATCATATTGAAAGACAAGAGGGTTTTGATAAAGATAACCCATCCTCAATTAGATATAGATTCTCTCCTGAAGGTGTATCACCTGCTAGTTATGGTTACTATAACACCCCAGGCACAGATGATGGTGGAAATGCTATATTTTTTGATAATTATGAAATGTCTCATTTTAGATTACTAACAGATACTAATTTTCTCCCATATGGTAGATCATATATTGAACCAGCTAGAAAATTATTTAAACAATATACATTAATGGAGGATGCTATGTTAATTCATAGAATTGTTCGTGCTCCTGAAAAACGTGTATTTTATGTAAATGTAGGTAATATTGCTCCTGCTGAAGTTGAAAACTTTATGCAAAAAACAATATCAAAAATGAAACGTACTCCTCATATTGACCAAGATACAGGTGAGTATAATTTAAAATATAATATGCAAAATCTACTTGAAGATTTTTACATACCAACAAGAGGAAATGATTCAGCTACTAAAATTGATACTTTAGGAGGACTACAATATGATGGTATTCAAGATGTTGAATATTTAAGAGATAAATTATTTGCTGCTTTAAAGGTACCTAAAGCCTTTTTAGGATATGAAAAAGACTTACAAGGTAAAGCTACATTAGCAACTGAAGATATTAGATTTGCTAGAACAATTGAACGTATACAAAGAATAATGGTGTCTGAGCTTAATAACATAGCTCTAATACATTTATATGCTCAAGGATATAGAGATGAAAATTTAACTAACTTTGAATTATCATTAACAACTCCTTCTATAATATATGATCAAGAAAGAATTGCTCTAATGACAGAAAAAATGACATTAGCTCAATCTATGATTGATAGTAAAATAATACCTACAGATTGGATATATGAAAATATATTCCATTTCAGTTCTGATGAGTATGAAGAATATAGAGAATTAGTACAACAAGATGCTAAACGTAATTTTAGAGTTACACAAATAGAAAATGAAGGAAATGACCCAATAGAATCAGGTATGTCATATGGTACACCTCATGATTTAGCTTCTTTATATGGTAAAGGTAGAATGGAATCTGATGCTAGTAATGTTCCTGATGGATACAATGAGAAAAAACCTTTAGGTAGACCTAAAGAAAGAGCATCTAATATAGGTAAACAGGATAATGCTTTTGGAAAAGATA